TCTCACACCTGGCGCTCGACGAGCTCGGGATCGACCACGAGCCGCACAAGCCGGTGGAGCGGACCTGCAAGTGGGAGGGTGAGGGGCCGATCGGCGTCGCCTACCACTACACGGGCGGACCCTCGGGGGTGAAGTCGGCCAGGTGGTTCAACGATCCCTCGTGGGGTAACACCGGGAGCTCTTGCCACGTCCTGGTGCTCGACCGCCTGCCCGACGATCCCATGGGCGAAGCGTGGAACGCCGCCGACGCGGAGATCCTGCGCCTGTTCCCCGCTCCCGCGATCGTGCTCGCCGACTGGCGGTGGGGTACCTGGTGTACCAACTGGATCAACCGCTGGTGTCTGGGGGTCGAGCTCCGGAACGTCGGGTACGGCGTCGCGCCCCTCGGGCCCTATAAGCTCCAGGGGAAGACCCCGGAGATCATCAACACCCTGCCATGGGAGCCCTACACGCGCTCGCAGATGATCTCCGCGATCAACGTCGGGCGACTCGTGAGAGCGATGGCCAGTCCGCTGTTCGACCGTGACTACATCGTGGGCCATTCGATGGTCTGGGCGACCAAGAGCGACCCCGGGCCCGCGTTCCCGCTCCACCGCGTCCGGACGGAGATCGCGATCGACCGCGATCCCCTGACCGCCCCCTGGATCGCCTACTACACCGAGCCCGAGCTTGCGCTCGAGGATCGCCTGGACTGGAAGCCCACGGCGGACCTCCGGCACACGACTGAGCCCGATCGCCAGCCGAGCGGGAAGTCCCTGGCGCTCGAGACCGATCCCAAGGACGCGGTGTATGTCGCCGCCGCACTCTACGATCTCGGGTACCCCACCGGCCCCGAGGCTCCCACCCCGGAGAAGCTCGCGAAGTTCGTGCGCTGGTACCAGCGCAGCACCGCCGCCTGGGCGCCGACCCATCCCGATCGCGTGTTGGCGGTCGACGGCGTGGTCGGGCCGAAGACCCTGACCTCGATCAACGATCGGCTGCGGCGGTTGCGGCTGCGGCCCTGACCAGGATAGGGTGAGATCATGGTGATGCGATCGATGGCGGTAGCCCTGCTCCTCCTGGCGGGCTGCGGTTCACCCTGCCAGCAGGTTCGGGCGACGCGCTGCCAGGGGCAGGTGGTCGAGCTCTGCGGGAGCAATCGTCGCTGGCAGCGGGTGATGGACTGCGCCCAGGTTCGGGCGATCAAGCCCGGGGTACCCACGGCCTGGACGTGCGGACCGACGACCACGGGCAACACCTGCATCCCCGGGGGTGGGCGATGAAGTTGACGCCCGAGGTGGTGCGCGACTTCTGGGCGCACATGCAACGGCAGTTCGAGTCGAAGGTCGAGCAGAAGCAGAGCTCGGCGACGATGCAGATCGCGGCCACGTTCCTCGATCTGATCGACGTCCAGGACCGCGACCAGTTCATGAAGGACTTCGTTACCACCGTCGGTGGAACGATCTACATCCCCTTCGAGATCGGCGTCGAGAGCGACCAGTGGCCGCTCTGGGTGCAGCTCCGGATCTGTGTTCACGAGCATCAGCACGTCGTGCAGGGTGGGCGCGAGGGATGGGCGACGTTCGGGGCCAGGTATCTGACCTCGAGCTCCTGGCGCGCGGGCTACGAGGCAGAAGCCTACGGCTGCGACCTGGAGATGGAGTTCTGGCGCACCGGCCAGATCATCGATCTCGACCAGCGGGTGGCATCGCTCAAGCACTACGGGTGCAAGGCCGAGGACATCACCCAGGCGCGTGACACCCTGGCGATCCGGGCGGGTGTGGTGGCGCAGGGGGTGGTCGAGAACCGCGCCTCGATCGTGGCGATCGAGTGGCTCGACGCCGCGAAGATCAAGGGGTAGCCGTGGAAGGGATCTTTTCGACGCTCGCGGGAAAGCTGATTGCTACCGGGGGCGGATACCTGGTGGCGGCGATTCTGCTCGTGATCTACTGGCTGGAGCGCAAGGAAACGACCAAGCTACAGGACACGGTAATCACCATGGCCAAGGATCAGACGGCGGCTGCGGTGAAAACCGAGAGTGTGCTGGTGAGGATGGAGGAGTTGGTCAAGGAGATCGCGCGAGGTATCCGATGAGCGAAGATCGAACGTCGTTGGGGCAGGTGTTGCTGGCGCTGGGGATGGTCACCGAGGAGCAGCTCTCGGAAGTACAGGCGGCGAAGGACGGAGATCCCGACCTGCTCCTGGGACGGTTGCTCGTGGCGGGCGAGGTGATCACCGAGGATGAGCTCGACACCGCTCTCTCGGCTCAGGCGGGGCTGCGGAGCTCGAAGCGAACGCGCCGCGCCCAGGGCGAGGCCCAGATCGCGAGCCACCGAATGGGCAGGGTGATCACGATGGCGTCGCGCCTGGCCTGTGTGAGCAAGGCTGCGGTGGATGGGATGACCGCCAAGCGCGAGAGCGGTCAGTACCTCTCCGTCGGCTGGGCGAAAAAGGCCGAGGATTGAATGCCTATCTACGACTACGAATGTCCAGGCTGTGGGAATCAGAGCGAGGATCTGGCGCCGATCGCCGGGCCCGATCCAGTCTGCGCCTGCGGTCAACCGCTCACACGCCTGATCAGCGTGCCGGGGATGATGAAGGTCGCGCCCCACACCGGGCCGATCTACGACTTCCACCGCCAGGTGGAGGCCCAGGATCCCCACTGGCGGTCACGCGGCACCACCGGGCGCGAAGGCGGCGCGGGCGCCCACGGCCGGGTGTACCTCGACCCCCGGAGCTCGCGATCTGCTGGTTAGGGGTTGACGGTTCCGGACCACGGCCAGTATAGTCCGTAGTCCGACCGAGAGAGATCCGATGCCGACCAAGAGAGATCCGATGCCGACCAAGAAGATCGCGAAGAAGCGGACCACCACCAAGAAGGCCATCACCAAGAAGGCCATCACCAAGAAGGGCCGCGCGCTCGGGCTCGTGACCTCGAAGGTGGTCGCGGCTTACAACCGCGCCGGCAGCTTCGCCAAGGCCGCGGTGGTGCTCAAGTGCAGCGCCGCGACCGTGAAGTACCACGTCCGCAAGAGCACCGAAGCCGCCAACGTCTGGTAGGCTGTGACCTACGCCGCGCTGCTCGCGCTGGCGATCGTGTCGATCGCTCCCCACGTCCCTCAGAGGACTGCGCGTAGCTACGCCCGGATCATCGAGCAGGAGAGCGCCTTCCGGGACATCGCAGCGACGTGGCTCGCGGCCCACGTCTGGGTCGAGTCGCGGTACAAGCCCGATCACATCAGCCGGACCAACGACCACGGACTGGGACAAGTCCACGTAGCAGTCAACGGCTCGGCGCGGTTCCTCGGGCGCGAGTGGCTGCTCCAGGTCCCTCGGGTGAATCTCCGGGAGACGGTCCGGATCGCGGACATGTGGAGGAGCTACCACAATCGGGAATGTGGCGAGCCATGGGCCGAGGAGCCGTGGGCCAACCCGCGACCCTCGAGGGGCTGGCCGGCCTGGCTTTACCCCGGGGGGATGTTCGAGCCGTCGCGACATTCCTACTGGGCCCACATGAAGTGGGGGCGTCGGGTCAAGGGCACCGCCCACGCCGATCTGGTAGAAGCGGTCGCGTGGTTGATGGTGCTCCAGATGCGTCTGTTCGAGGTCCAGGCCCAGGACCGATCATGATCATCCGGACGCCAGTGGTCGCGTCCATCCCGCCGGCGCTGTTGCGACGCCAGGAGTACGATCGGACGCCCGTGATCGCTGGCGAGCGGGCGATTCCTCTCTCGGAGCTCGTGTTCTCGGCCGACGTCAGCGACCAACAGGTGGAGGCGAGCCTGCGCCTGGCAGAGGTGGCCCCGGGCGACGACCGGATCTGGAACGTGGCGCAGAAGGAGCTCCTCCAGACCTCGCTCGCCTACTTCTTCTCCGAGGTGATCACCGGGCCCCAGGAAGCCCCCTACAACGGCAAGTCCCTCTGCGGGTGGCACCATGAGGAGTGGGACAAGCTCCTCACGACCTACGATCGGGTGATGGTCGAGGCCGCTCGCGACCACGGGAAATCACACTTCTTCTCCGTCGCCTACCCGATCTGGATGGGCGGGTACGTCAAGCCGGGGTCTCTGGGCTACATCTTCTCGTCGACGCAGGACACCGCGAACGCGATCCTGGCGCTGGTGAAGGAGGAGCTGCTCAACAACCCCAAGCTCGCCGGTCTCGTTCCGGTGACGCGGGATCTCTACTGGTCGAAGAAGGAGATCACGCTCCGCAACGGCACGATCATCCGAGCGCGCGGATTCGGGGTGAAGGTCCGAGGCGGTCACCCCCAGTGGATCGTCGCCGACGACTGCCTGACCGACAACGACATCTACAGCGAGACCATCCGTCGCCGAAACATCGACTACTTCCTTTCGGCGATCTCGAACATGATCACCCCTGGGGGGCAGATCGTGGTGGTTGGCACGCCGATGCACTTCGGCGACCTCTACGGTCACATCCGGAACACCGGGCGCTACGAGTGCCGGAAGTACGCCGCGATCGGCAAGGACGATCGGATCCTGTTCCCCGAGCGGTACAGCCGAAACCGGCTCACGGAGAAGGCGCGCGAGCTCGGTCCGGCGCGGTTCGCCCGGGAGTTCCTCTGCCAGCCGCTCTCCGACGAGGCATCGCTGTTCCCGTCCAAGCTGTTCGAGGGAGATGTCCGCGTGCCCTACGTCCTGGGGCTGCCCGGGAGCTACTGGCGCGAGCGCGGGTGCCTGATCTACTCGGGCGTGGACTTCGCCATGAGCTCCAGTTCCTCGGCAGACTGGACGGTGATCTTGACGGTGGCCGTCGACAGCCACCGCAACCGCTGGATCGTGGACATCCGCCGGGGCAAGGGATGGGGCTTCCAGGAGCAGATCGACCAGATCAAGGACGTCTACGCGATCTACAGGTTCGAGGTCATGCACGCGGAGGCGAACCAGTTCCAGCGGATCTTCACCGACGAGCTACGCCGCGAGACCGACATCCCGATCCGGAAGTTCTTCACCTCGGGCGTCATGCCCAAGCAGCCCTGGCGGAAGGGGATGACCTCGCTGACCATGGGCAAGCACTCGATTGACCGCGGCGTGCCCTCGCTCCGCATGACGCTCGAGAACAGGAAGTGGCGATTTCCCCGGGGGGACGAGAAGGCGGTGGAGGAGACCGACGTGCTCATGGGCGAGCTCTCGGCGATGTCCTTCCAGAACGGAAAGGTGGTCAGTGTCGGCGACCACGATGACACGGTGATGGCCATGTGGATGACAGACACGGCGATCATGGCCGGGGGCTTCCGTTTCAGCTTCGGGGACGAGGCACTTCCGTCGACCGAGGCGCCCCTGGCCGCTCCGGCGCCCGTGGCCCTTCTGCCCGCCAATCTGCGACCTTCCATCACCAACTCGCAACCCCCCGCAGATACGGTTGCTTCCGTCAATGCCGACGGGTATGGTGGTCGGCGTGACACTCCTACTGCTCTGGACCCCGAGGAAGGCTCGCCAACTGCGGCCGATCTGGGGTTTGGAGGCGGCGGGGACTACTGGAGTGGGTGAGTCGGCCGGCCCGGGGTTCTGAGGGTTCCCGCTCTCCTTCCTCGGGTGAGAGTCGACGGGACTGAACGGTCAGGCGGGGGCCGTTCGCTTCACCTGGAGGAACCTGTGCTGCCAATCGGAATCCCGGGATCGATGGGACAGGCGCCGCGCCTGATTCACCGTCTGCGAACCCCGGTAGTGGTCGACACCTCGGCGTTCTCGGCGATGAACCAGACCCAGGCGGCGCCCGTGGCCATCCTCCCCGGGGGGCCCGTGCGCGATCCCCAGGACGTGATCCGTGGCTTGGGGTTGTCCCTGGCAGCCGAGCAGTCCCTCGTCGACCATGTGCGCGAGTGGGTAGCCGCTCCGGACCCGATCAGCTTCCGCCGTTCGTTGATGCTGGGCGTCCGCGCGCTGGCCCCGGCTGACCTATCGCTGCGCTCCGAGATCGCGCGCCGATGCGTCGAGCTCTGGCGGGCGAGCTCGGGCGCCAGGCCCCGGAGATGGGGCCGGTACGCCGAGGAGGTGATTGTGCAGAAGGCGATGGTGGCCCAGGAGCTCGACCTCCAGGGACTTCACGTTCTGTCCTTCCCCGTGGCCGATCCCTACCACGCGGACCGCCGGGCCCTGCGCCTGAAACTGCGGCCGACCCCACCGGAGCTCGTGTGGATGGTCGCCGAGGGCGACGACCTTGAGGACCGGGAGCTCGAGGGCGAGGAGATGGTCGGCAAGGCCGCGGGGCACAAGTACCTCAAGCGCGTCCCCTCGGGGAAGCACCGGCCGCGCTGGCGCTACTTCTACAAGCTCCCCTCGAAACGCGGTCTCACGTCGACAGGGGATCTGGTCGAGGGATCGAAGATCAGGGTCAAGCACGCGGGGCACGAGGGGCACTTCGAGATCGTGTCCCACGATCGCAAGAAGGGGATCGTGCGAGTCCGCCACGATGAGAGCGGGCGTGAGGCGCACATCCACGAGCGCGACCTCCATCGGATGGTCCAGAGCTACCACCGGCAGAAAACGGTCGAGGCTGCGAAGAAGGAAGGCACGGCCGCGCCGGCGCTGCCCCGGATCACGATGACGGACCTGGCGCGCGGCGAGTACGACAACATCGAAGGGTTCGCGCCCGACGTCGCGACGATCGAGGCCCAGGCGGCGGCAGCGGGGGGTGATCGCGAGTGGGCGGTGATGAAGCAGCCCAACGGCTTCACCCTTCTCAGCAAGCGCAAGCGCGAGACCGGGAAGCAACGGGAGGTGGTGGGTGAGCGGTACCCGGTCAAGCTCCGGGCAGCGACCGGCAAGGGGATCGATACCGTGGACGCGGAGTTCGTTCTGATCGACGTCCGCGACATGATCCCCTCGCACAAGCCCGACAGCCTCGGCTCGTTCCCGATCCGATCGGACTACCCGGAGAACGTCCAGGAGCGCCGCTACCACGCGATCGAGTCCGACCGCAACGGCGTCTACAAGATCGCTCGCGACATCGATCCCGCGATGCTGGTCAATACCAACCCCGACGCCGTGAACGGCCCTCCGATCATGACCCAGGATCGGGTGGTCCTCGGCGGGAACAAGCGGACGATGGCCGTTCAGGTGGCCTACCGCGAGTACCCCGAGAGCGCGAAGAAGCTGCGCGAGTACCTGATCGCCAACGCCAGGAAGTACGGCGTGACCTCCGCGGACGTGCGCGCGATGGAACAGCCGATGATCGCCCGGAGGATGAGGGTCAAGGATCCGGGCCCCGGGAACGCCAGGCTCAAGCTCCTCGGTCGACGCATGAACGAGTCCCTGACCCACGATCTCGATCCTCGGTCCGAGGAGGTGGCGGTCGCGCAGTTTGTGACCTCCCACGTCACCGACACCCTCGTCGCGTCGATCGAGCCCGAGCAGACCCTCGCGGACTTCCTCTACAGCGCAGCGTCGGCGGACTTCGTGGTCAGCCTGCGCCAGGCGGGGATCGTCGACGAGCTCAATCAGGCGAAGTACATCGCGGACGGTGGCAAGGGCAAGCTACTCAGCGAGGACGGCCGTCGCAGGGTAGAGCGCGTCATGGCCGCGAGGCTGATCCCCAACGCGGACATCCTCGAGAAGATGAACCCGACCCTGCGAGAGTCGCTCGCGGTCTCGACCCCCTCGCTGCTGGTCGCCGAAGGCAAGGGCTGGCCGATCGCGACGTCGTTGCGCCTGGCGGTCGAGGCCGATCTGCACATCCGGGACACCTCGGAGAAGCCCGCCAAGGTCGCGCTGGCCGAGTTCCTCGAGCAGACCGAGCTCAAGGCCGGGGGGCTCGATCTGGCCGGGCGGATCCACGCGGACCCCGTGGCGAAGATGTTGCTGCACATCGTGCGGGAGAAGGTCGGCACCGACAAGATGCCCCGGGCGTTCCGAGGCTTCGCCCTGCGCGCGACCCAGGACCACGAGGATCACGCTTTCGGTAGAGGGCGCGAGGGAGCGATCGGCACGCTGGTCGGCTTGGCGAGACCCCCGATGACGCCGGCAGAGGCGCTGGACATCGAGTTCGGGGTCACGCCCGAGGCGGCGAGGGCGAAGCGCGAGCGCGAAGCCACGGCGAAGGAGGAGAAACGGAAGCTCAAGGAGGCGGACGCCGAGCGCAAGCGGCTCGCTGACCTCCAGGCCGAGGAGGGCGGGCTGTTCGAGGCTCCGCTGACCATCGCCGAGGCGTTCGGATCCGGAAAGCCGTCCCTGCCTCCTCCTTCCGCCGGCGAAATTTTCGGCCAAAAGAAAAGACTAGCCGCGAGCGACCGTTCGCTCCCGACGCTGGTCAAGGCCACGGGACCGAATGCTCTGCTCAACCGGGCGATCCATCTCATCCGCTGGCTGGTCGAGGCGGACATCCACCGGGCGACGACCAACGGCCGACGTCCCAGGGTCGCCGTCGACCGGATCGTCCAGCAGGTTATGGAGGACGCCCAGGACACGGCCCGGAACGACACGGCGCTGGCGGGAGGTCTCTCGGCGGTGACCGAGGCGGCAATCCGGGGACTCGTCCAGGTGATGGTCGCGATGGTCGCGGGCGAGATCAACAAGGGCGTCGAGCTCGGCGACCTGATCAAGGCCCGCCAGAACCGCCCCCCCGGCGCGGGATGGGGCCCGATCCCGGGCGGCAAAAAGGGTGGGTTCCGGAAGATGACCGCCCGGGGACTGGTCTACTGGTACCACGATCGCGGGTTCTACGGCGCACAGAAGACCCTCGACGAGCAGCAGACCGTGCCCGAGGTGAACAAGGGCGAGGCTGCCGAGGAGGCCCAGGCGGTCGAGGATCTCAACGAGGTCAACCGCGCGAACGTGATCGTCGGGCGCGTGCTCGCATCGCTGGGCGCCACCGCCACCCCCGAGCTCCGGGTGAAGGTCGACTACCGGCCGGAGATCGATCGCCTGAAGAAGAAGATCTCCGGCTCGCGCTCGATCGAGGAGATCAGCCACTTGCAGGAGCAGGCGCGAGCGGTGGGCAAGCGCGCCGGCGACGCCGCCCGGGAGTGGGAGCTCCGGCAACAGCAGCTTTTCGAGGCCCCCCCGGGAGAACCCCCGCCGCGCGAGCTCACCGATCAGCAGGTGGTCGAGCACGCGAAGGCGATCGGGGCGCTGGGGATCACCCCCCAGGCGTCGACCTACCTCTCCCGCCTGGTCGAGGAGCACGGCAAGCTCGAGGCGCGGAAGGTTCTACGCTACGCCGACGCCAAGGTCGCGCCCGATCGCCAGGCCGCGGCCGCTCCTCGTCGGGAGGTACGACAGGCGCCGGCCGAGCAGACGAGCCTGTTCGGCCTGGCGGGTGAGTCCCGGGGTGCCCAGGGCAGCCTGTTCGACCGAGGGATCGGAAAGTCTCTACGGTTTGTAGTCCGGCGGTAGCCATCAAAGACCTGGAGCGCAGCATGATCGATCTCTCGAAGTCCACCCGACCCCCCGGGGCTGGATGGCAGATCATCCCCGGCGGCAAGCATGGGGGCTACCGGCGGCGCAAGGGCCATCGGTGGGAATACTGGTACCCTGAGAAGGCCGCGGCCGCGCACCATGCCGAGAGGATCCCCGAGGAGGACGTTCGGAAGTCCCAGGCGTTCAAGTCCTGGTTCGGTGACTGGGAGCGCCGCCAGGGGTCGCGCGTGGTCCGGGCCGACGGCACGCCCGAGGAGCAGTGGGGAGAGAAGCCGGTTCCGGTCTACCACGGCACGACGATTGGGGGGTTCTCCTCGTTCGACCCCGCACACGACAAGGGCGCCAACCTCTACGGCCGGGGCTTCTACTTCACCGCCGACATGCAGATCGCCGCGACCTACGCGAAGAAGGACTCGAGCACTCGATCGGCGGCGGCGAAGGAGTTCGAGGACCGGGGGAAAACCATCACCCACTTTTCCCCTGAGCAGGCCCAGGCGATCCTCGCGGACGTGATGGAGGCGGCGAAGGCCAAGGTCCAGGACCCCTATCGAACGGCGTTCACGGTCTACGACGGACAGACCCTCTGGGCACTGGCAGCCGCGCGGGAGAAGGATGGACGGGTCAACATCGAACGGTTTCTCGCCGAGTGGTGGAAGCCGTCGGACATGCGCGCGGCCGAGCTCATCGCTTCGCAGGCTGCGGAGTCCATCGGAGCTCTCGAACCGCCCAACGTTCGCGCGGCGGTCGACGAGCAAATGCACGCCTCGTGGATGATCGACCGGATCGCACGCGCGACTGGAGTCAAGCCAAGCATCCCCGAGCCCCAGGTGTTCGAGGTCTACCTGAACATCCGCAAGCCGCTCGACATGGACGCCGAGCCATCCGACGCCCAGATCGCGTCCCTGGGCCGCGCGTTCGGTGGCGCCGCCTACGCCGACAGGCTGCTCTCGTCCTACGGCCTGGGCAGCGAGCACACAGTCGAGGGCGGCGGCACGGCCGAGGACAAGCACGGGTCGTACAACACCCACGTCAAGGTCACGCGCAAGGCGCTCCTCGCGGCCAAGCAGGAGTGGACGGCCGCGTGGGTTGACCACACCGAGAACAAGGCCCTGCGCCAGGCGCCGCCCGACAAGCTCACCTGGGGCGACGTCTACTACATCATCACCAACGGGTTTCGCAGCCGCGAGGCCCAGCAGGCGTTCCGCGACTGGGGCGAGTCCGAGGGGCACGACGGGATCCGGCACACGGGCGGCTGGAACATGGGAACGTCGGCTCACGCGGTGTGGATTGCATGGAAGCCGACCCAGATCAAGGCGACCACGGCGAAGGAGTTCGACCCCCATTCCGTCGACATCTACAAGGCCCGCCTGGTGCTGGACCTGCTCAAGGCCGAGCAGCTTGGCCTGTTCGGTCGCGGGTGGAGGCCCTCGGGCGGGGGATGGGAGATCATCCCCAAGGGCAAGCACGGGGGCTACCGCCGTCGGAAGGGCGGCACGCGCGGATGGGAGTACCAGTACCCCGGGGACCAGGCGCCGAGGTCAAAACCGCTCGCGGCCGAGCCCCAGGAGGTGATCTCTCAGGCGACCCTGGACAACAGCGCCAGACGTCCGGAGGGCGAGCTCGAGTGGGGTCCCCGGGGCGTCGAAGCTCCGGCGCCCGCGCCCGCGCCCTCGAGCGAGGAGACCCGGCAGGAGTACAGGCCCGAGGCGCGTTACCACTACGACCGGAAGGAATGGCACCGGGCTGAAGCCAGGAAGGCCAGCACGCCAGAGGCCCGTCAAGCGCACATGACCGCGCTGGAAGCGCATCATGACGCCCAGAACGCCTACTTCGGTACGCGACACACACGGGCCGACCTGGACATCGCCAAGGAGAAAGCCCTAGTCGCAGAGGCGGCGTCCCGAGCGACCGAGCCGGCCGCGCCCGCGAGCTCGGGGGCGAAGGTCTACGAGGGCGGTCTGAAGATGAAGGGACCGCACTCTCCCGAGTTCACGATCCAGCGCCCCGAGGGATCGTCCCAGTGGCACCTGGGGATCGCCGGCGGTCAGGGACTCCCATCCACGTCTGCCGCGTTCCCATCGCTTCCCAAGTTGCTGGAGGCGGTGTCGGGCATGGTCGACCTCGAGGACTGGGACGAACGATCGAGGGCGGTGATCGACAGGCTATCCGAGCCAGGATGGGAGCGGATGCCGGAGAGCAAGCCTGCCACGTCCGCGATGCACCCGGCGATCCCGCGCAGCGCGCTAAAAGGCAAGTGGGTCGCCATCGCCAAGAACGCGGACCTCAACAAGTACGGCTACCAGATCGTCCACTGGATCAAGCCCTCGGCGTTCGCGGCGGCGAGGGCCGCGGGGCCGGACGTGAAGGTCGAGGCCGGGGCCCAGCTCTACGAGTACATCCCGTGGAAGGACAAGAAGCTGCCGCGCTACACCGCGATCACCAGGGAGGAGCAGGCGGCGGTTCACGCTGCGATTGCCCCGGGCGTTCACCTGGAGCAGCTCACGATGCTCGGGGGCCCGGGTGAGAAGGTTCGCGCGCTCCACGGCGACGTCCCGAGCCCGTTCGACCTGGCAGCCACAAGGGAAGACGAGCCAGCCTCTCCCCAGGCCGAGCTGGACGTTCGATCGAAGGACGAGAAGCGGACGGAGGTGATCGCCAAGCTCATGCGCGAAGGCAAACTCGCCACCGCTGATATCGGCTGGGCGAGGTTCGCGCTCAAGGACGTGTCCGAGCAGGTGGCTCGCGACAACGCCGGCCGCTGGCGCACGCCGGAGATGGAAGCCCCGATCCGGGAAGCGGCTGCGAAGCTCTACGAGGTGGAGAAGGACGCCGACACCGCCCCCACCACCGCCCGCGGCGTGCGCGAGGCCCTGAGCATCCCCCCAGGCTGGAAGATCCCCGAGCGCGAAGGGATCACGCCCGCCTACACCGTACATCTCCCCAATGACCGGATCCTGAATCTGTCCTGGAGCCCCAAGCGCCAGCAGTTCATGGGCTACCGAGAGTCGAGCGAGTACGGGGGTGCCTCGGGCAGGTACACCCGGGTGATCGACAAGAAGAAGGTCCCGGCGACTGATCTCGTGGCAGCAGAGATCGAGCGCGAGTCCGCATGGGACGCGGGGAGAGAAGCCGAGACACAGCGCGAGGCAGAGCAGAAGAAGACCTCGGCCGTCCGTGACCCGATCGTCCAGGGGCCGAAGCTGGAGATCGACACCTCGCGGATTCAGGCTGAACGTCCGGAGAAGGGCGGGAAGCAGTTCGACAACGGCGTCGAGTGGGCGGCAAGGGTGGTCGAGGAGAAGATGGCGATCCCCCATCAGTCGACCGAGCGCATCTTCGACGAGCGCCGCTCGCACGCTCCCGGGGTTCTCGGAATCCCTCTCTCTCCCGGCTGGCTCCCGACGCCCCGGCAGTATCAGGCGTTGAAAGACCTCGAGGGAATCTCCGACGCCAAGCTCTATCTACGAGCACGACCGGGCCAGCCGACGCGGATAAACCAGCCTGGGCTGGCCCCCGCGAAACGGGCGTTCTGGACGGCGGTAGCCATCTACGCTCGCGAGGGGCTCACCCAGTGGACGGAGGGAGAGGACAGCCCGATGGCCAAGTACGTCGATGCGTTCAGGAGCGCGGTCGAGGCGACCAAGAGTGATGGCCAGTGGTTGCCGGACGTGATCAAGGCGATCATGGGCGAGCCCGTGCGCCTGGTGCTCAAGGCCCGCGGACAGCAGATGGGGCTGTTCGGCGGGGCCCGTCCGCCCGGCGGGGGGTGGGAGATCATCCCGCGCGGGAAGCACGGCGGCTACCGGCGGCGCCATGGCAACAGCTACGTCTACTGGTACCCGGACAAGGCGGTGGTCCAGAGCCGACCCGAGCCGGGCGACGAGGAGGAGAAGCCGGAGGCGAAGGTCGAGCCCAGGCTGGTGATCGCCGAGCCTCGCAAGGACGAGGTAACCGCGTCCATGGCCGAGGAGCGGACCAAGGGAACGCGGAAGAAGGACAACGCCCGAGCGATCCAGATCGTCGAGACCGCGCGTTCGCAGGGCCGGGGCCTGACCGACGAGGAGGCGGTCGCGGTCGCGGGCTACACCGGCAAGGGCGGGATCAGCGGGGACCTCAACCAGTTCTACACCCGCACCGACGTGGCCGCGGCCATGTGGGGGATCCTCGGAGCCTACCAGGATCGCGTCGAGACCGTGCTCGAACCGTCGTGCGGCTCGGGCGTGTTCTTGCAGACGGCTCCCAAGGGGACCAAGGTCACGGGCGTCGAGCTCGACGACGCGGCCGCAGCCGTAGCCGAGGTGCTCCACGGCCACAAGCACAAGGTCGAGGCCAAGAGCTTCGAGCTATTCACGATCGAGCGCGCGACCATGGGCGGGACGGCGCCGGCGTTCGACGCCGTGATCGCGAACCCTCCCTACTGCGTCCGGACCGGGGACATCCCCCGGCACAAGCCGGAGATCAAGAGCGCCGATCAGTATTTCATCGACACCTCGATCGACCATTGCCGCGACGGTGGCACGCTGGTGATGCTGGTCCACCCGGGGATCATGAACGCCAAGGGACCGGGCTTCCGAGAGTTCCGCGAGCGGCTCCTGGCCAGGTGCGAGGTGCTCGACGCCTTCCGCCTGCCCAAGGACACGTTCAAGCACGTCCAGTGCGAGATCCCCGCGGACATCATCGTCTTGCGGAAGCGGGACTCGCGAGTGGGCGGCGCGCTGGTCGCGGCGATGGGCCAGGAGAGCCTGCGTCCGACGCTCGCGAACCTCGGGGCATGGGATCAGGGGTTCGTCGACGGCGGCTACTTCGAGACCCGCCAGGACCGCGTGCTGGGCAGGGAAGTGAGCGCGGAGGAGACCGGCTGGCGCGCAACGGTCGACGGCGAGGTGAAGAAGGCCCCCGAGGCGATCAAGCGACTGACCGAGCAGAAGATCAACTCCAAGGTCAAGGACCCGGCGGCGATGCCGGTCGCGTTCGAGGCCCTGGTCGAGCTCGGGAAGGCGCATGAGATCGTCCGGGAGTCGATCGTGAGGGCCGAGGGGGCGCTGGCGAAGCTCGAGGTCGTGCCCGTGATCGGGAACGTCCAGACGATGGCGGGCCAGCGGTACCTTTACATCGGCGAGCCACCCAAGTGGACGTTGATGGAGTCGATCGACGACGTGTCGCAGATCATCGAGAAAAGCGGCGACGTGGCGATCAAGAAAGCCTACGACATCGCCCAGGACATCGCCGAGCTGATCCGGGCCCGGGACGCGGGAGATTTCTACAAGGCTCGCGCGATCCGAGCTCGCACGGTCATGGCGGTCAAGGCGTGGGTGAAGGAGAACGGGAACCCAGGGAGCCATCGGGCGCTGGTCGTGCTGTCCAAGAGCGCACCCCAGCTCCTCGACTTCCTCGCCTCGGTCAACAGCGTGGGCGAGCCCTCGGACGTTCTCGCCAAGGACGCGGCGATCACGCTCAAGCCCGCGGAGGTCGATCGAGCGGACCTGATGAGCGTCGCCGCGCACATCGCGCGCCGTAACCGAGGCTATGTCGTGATGGAGGACGTCCAGCACAACTGGGAGGGATGGGAGGGCAGGGACGTGGTGGAGGTCTCGCAGATCCTCCTCGGGAGCGGCGACTACGCGCACACGGGCGAGTCCATGCCGATCCAGCACATGGAGGACTACCTCACGGGAAACTTGTACGAGAAGCTCGACGCCGAGCTCGCTCGTATGGACGCCATGCCCGAGGGCGATGAGCGCCGCCAGGTGGAGCGACAGATCAAACTGATCCGGAGCCGACTGGCGACCAAGATCAAGTCGATCGACGACGTTCCGATCCAGGTCCGGGTACTTGGATGGCTTCCGATCGACTGGTTCACGCGCTGGCTCAACAGTCCCGAGGGGCGTCGGGACGTGTTTGGGAAGAAGCCCCTGAAGGCCGAGGACCCCCGAGCGAGGATGGTCTACGCCGAGGGAATCTACTCGCTCGAGATCGTCGCTCCCGACGGAGAGGTACTGAGTCACAGCGAAGACAATACCGACTGGCTCAAGTACATGAACCGCCTGTCTCTCAAGCGCAAGCGCGCCGATGACGTCGAGCTCCACTTCGAGAAGGCGTTCAACGACTGGCTCAAGGCCGGCGAGCTCAGGCAACCGCTGGAGGAACTCTACAACCGCACGTTCAACGGAGACTTCCGTCGGGAGTACAGCGGGGATCCCCTTCCCATAGAGGGCCTTCGCCCGGGGGTGGTGCCCCACGACTTCCAGAATCAGGCGGTGCGTTGGGCAGCCGAGACCGGACGCGGGATCCTGGGACAGGACGTCGGCCTGGGCAAGACCTTCATCGCGATCCTGCTCGCGAGGCTACGGAAGCAACAGGGGCTAGCTCGCCGGCCGATGGTGGTGGTGCCCAAGAGCGTCGCGACCAACTGGGCCGAGGAGATCGAGACCCTGATCCCTGGCTCTCGTGTACTCGTGATCGGCGAGCACCGCGTGCAATCGAGGGCTGCGAAGAAGAAGGCCACGACCGAGGCCACGGCCCAGGGTCTCACGGGAGAGGCGCTCGACAAGTACGTCGAGGCGAATAGCTGGTCAGCGGTCTCCGACAACGACATCGAGCGCAACACCAAGCTCGCGGCGATGAAGCAAAACGAGTACGACCTGATCATCTGCACCAAGCCCGCTTTCGAGCGGATCCCGCTCAAGGCCGAGACCACCGAGAAGTTCGAGAAAGAGGATTTCTGGTATCAGCGAGCGGGGCGGATCGACAAGATCGTTACGGGGTCGAAGCAACAGGAGACCGCCGACAAGCGGATCGAGAAGCTCAAGGCCGCATGGGCTAGCGACAAGCTCCAGGCGAAGTTCAAGCACGAGATGGCGCTGGTCTACTGGGAGGATCTCGGCGTCGACACCCTCATCGCCGACGAGGCCCATGCCTACAAGAACCTCTACTCCGCTCGCTCGAGGTTCGGGGCACAGCCCAAGTTCCTCGGAGGATCCGGCCAGAGCAAGCAAGCGCGGAAGATGCAGCACATGGCGCGGGTGGTGCGGGACCAGAGCCCGACCAACGGCGTCTACCTGATGACCGCGACGCCGACGAAGAACTCGCCGCTGGAGGTGTTCAACATGCTCCAGCACATCGCGCCCGAGGCGTTCCACGCGATGGGGATCGAGAACAGCGAGCAGTTCATCGATCGGTTCTGCAAGATGGAAACGCGGCTGATCCTGGTCCCCCCGGGGAAGAAGCATGACGAGAAAAGGAACGAGGAGGACGAGAGCGAGGACGATCCCGACTACAAGGAGGAGTTCGAGGGCGCGGGCAATCTCGAGGCCGCGACCTGCGTCACCGGGTTCACCAACCTCCGCGAGCTCGAAGGGGTCATGGACAAGTACATGATGCTCCAGACCGCGACCGACGTCGGTCTGAAGATCCCCGACGCAAAGGAGCACACACACCTCGTAGAAATGACTCCTGAGCAGAAGGCCATCTACGCCACGCTGCGAGCGGAAGCGGCTTCGACGGACAAGCGCGAGGATCCGGGGGGGATGTTCCGGATGCTGGACCAGATGAAGAAGGCCGCGCAGGATCTCGGCCTGTACGATCCGGAAGCCTACTCCGAGTGGTACAGGCGGTCGCCGAAGTACAAGGCGTGCGTCGACGAGGCGTACATCGGAGCGACCGAGCGCGGCGGGCAGATCATCTTCTGCGACCACAACGCCAGCCACGAGCGCCTGCGAACGATGTTGATCGAGAAGGGCTTGGCGCCCGAGCAGATCGGGATCATCAACGCCCAGGTGGCGCCCGACTCCGAGGCCAGACAGAGAATCGGCGATGCGTTCAACCGTGGCCAGATCAAGGTTGTGATCGGCAACACCGGCACGATGGGCGAGGGCGTAAACCTCCAGGGGAAGAAGACGCCGAAGGGCACGACCGACATCCACCACCTGGACCAGCCATGGGACCCGGGCACGATGCACCAGCGGAACGGCCGCGGCGTGCGCCAGGGGAACAAGGCCGAGCAGGTGGACATCCACACCTACCTCGCAACCGGGAGCTTCGACGGCTTCCGTCACAGCACGCTCAAGGGCAAGGAACGCTGGCTCGACAAGCTGCGCTCGGGCGCCGATTCGATCACCGCGGGAATGGAGGGTCAGGACGTCGACGAGGTGGAGATGCTGGCGATGCTCTCGGACAACCCCGACGAGGCGCTGGCCAAGATCAAGGAGCGCCGAGACAGCGCCGAGAGCGCGTGGTACGCCAAGGCGTCGCAGGAGTCGGTGGACACGTTCTACTCGTACCAGAGGAAGGTCGGGAGGCTGGCGAAGATGAAGCCCGGGGATACCCGGGATCGCCTGGCCGAGGACACCGCCCGAATCAATCGCCAGCTCCTACGGAACGAGATCCTACCGCTGGAGATCAAGGCCGTGCTCAACGCGGGCGAAACCCAGCCGGTCGCGGTCAACACCTTCATGACCGGAGAGGGCGACGCCCGTCGCCTGGCCGCGAGGGTGTTCCGGGCGGGGATGGTGGTCGAGGAGCCCCGGGGCTACGGAGAGCCGGGGAAGCTGGTGATCACCAAGATCAACCTCGACGAGAGGAAGGTCGAGGTCCGCACCTGGGGCCACGCCCTTGAGCACACGGTCCAGATCGATCAACTGGGGAAGGTCGGCTACACCGCCAGCAAGTACCTGGCGGTCGACGAGCTCCGCGAGGCCCTGGTGAACAACATCAAGGTCGCCTACACCACGCCGATCGAGGCCATCGGCCACATCGGCCAGGAGGTTCTGGCGGCGAACAAGGACATGATCGACGAGCACGTCCGCGCCTGGTATGACCTGCATGGGGAGGACCACGAGATCATGGTCCGGAAGCCCGAGGGGATCGTGGTGGTGCCGGCCGAGAAGGTGGGCAACGCCGAGATCGTCTACCCCTGGGGCAAGGATCGGGCCGCGCTCGTGGAGGCGATCGTCCAGGGGAACCCCGGTCCGGAGTGGCGGACCTACACCAATCCGTTGCTCAAGACGGCCAGCAAGGAGTACGGTTACAGCAGCTATCGGCCGACCCTGTTCACTCAGCTCGCAGCGGACGCCGAGAGCACCTGGAAGGAGCGGCACGCGGCATGACGAAACAGCAAGCCAACAACATCGTCGCGCTGCTCCAGAAGGTCCCTTTCTACTACAGAAACTTCGGGATCTGGTGGTGGCACGTCAAGCGGGAGCTCAAGCGACTGGGTTTCGGCCAGGATCAGCTTTTCCACCTTGGCCCGTTCACCGATCCCTCGGTCGAGCCCTACTACCGGGAGAAGACCACGGCCGAGCTCGACGCACTGGCCTACGATCACCAGTACGCGCACACGTTCCACAAGTACAACGTCAACATGAGCCACACCCCTGACGGGGAAACCTACCTGGTCCATGACCAGGACGCAGAGTGAGGAGATCAAGATGAGCAGCCGATCCGTAGTGGCCGTGAGCAGGAAGTCCAAGAAGTACCAGCCCGAGAACCTCGAGGAGCTCTCCGACGTCATCGCGACCTGGTTCGAGGCGATCCGGGCGCATGAGACCAACAAGGTCTTGCTCGACCTCCTGACCGCCGCGCCGACGACCCCGAGCTCGCAGGCAACGGGCACGGGAACCACGGTGTGGAACATCAACATCGCCAGGGGGCAGGTGGTGGTCGACGGGGTGATCGCGGAGTTCGCGGCGGCTGGCGACTTCGCGATCCACAGCGCGACCTTCCTGACCGGCCTGATCTCCGGCGCCTCGTGCCGCGCGAGGATCGTGGCGAAGAACGTCACGGGCACGATCACGGTGGTCGCGGTGAAGGGAACGCCGGCGACGACCGGGAGCGAGAAGGCCCCCTCGGACGCGGACGTGCAGGCGGCGGTGGGCGCGGGGAACGAGTGGATCGAGCTCGCCCAGGCGGTGCTCAACCGCACGGCCGACACCGCGGTCACCCAGGCGCAGCACAACCAGTTCCGGCCGGTCCTCGGATCGACCGTCGACGCGAGCTTCGGCGACCTGTAGCAACCAGGGAGGCCCGCCATGCCTGCCGTTGTGAGGACCGACCGAGATGAGCACCTCTGGACGTCCGCGAAGAAGCGAGCGGCCGAGGAGGGGCATACCAAGGACTACGCCTGCATCATGGGAATCTACAAGCGCATGAAGGGTCTCTCCAAGGCCACGCCCCAGGGCTCGACGTCGAAGGCACCGACGGGATTCTCGCCGATCCCCAACAGCAAGCATGGCGGGTTCCACAAGCAGCAGGGGGGGAGCTACATCTACTGGTACCCCGGGATCGGGATCACGCGCGGGTCTCACGCGGGTGACTCCGAGGCCGGGGGCAAGGCAGCGAAGGTCGGAACACCGAAAGCGGCCGGGGCCCCAGCCCAGGCTCAGGCTGCCCAAAAGCAGACCCCCGCGCCGGCGTCCTCCTCGAAAGTTCCCGGCGCGGGGGCTCCTGCTCCTGGTGTGGCTCCCTCGGCGGGAGCGAAGCCAGCGGCGGGCGCGGCCCCGGCTCCGGCGTCGGGCGCGGCTCCAGCGGGCGCGGCGCCGACGGGGAAGGTGATCACCGACCCCAAGGAGCTCCCGCCCGGGTTCAACGACATGGACAAGAAGACCCGGGCGGTCATGACCGCCGACTGGGAGAACGTCCAGAAGGAGATGGAGGACCGCTTTGGTCCGGCCAAACCCTACAAGGGCGATCTGCGGAAGGCCATCGGCGACCACCTGGAGGAGCTCGGGCGCCAGGGCTACATCATCCCCTCGAACGTCGAGAAGGCGAAGGTGATGATGACGCAGATGGCAGCCCATGGCACGGCCGCGGGGCTCGACGAGAAGCAGCTAGCGGAGGTGATGGAGGAGAACGTCCGGAAGCTCGCGCATCAGGAGCTCGAGTCCGCCGGCCGCACCCTCGGCGATCACGGCGTGCGCCATCTCTCCGCGAACGCCCGCATGAGCGATGCGATCTTCGACCAGCTTCAGAAGGGCGGTCAGCAGCTCGACCCCGCCGACAGGTTCATGGCCTACCAGGCGTGGATCGACCACGACATGGGCTACACGATCCCGGCCATCGCCCGGGGCGGGTTCTCGGTCAAGGACAACTACCACCCCCAGGCGAGCGCGGTGCTGGTGATGCAGCAGCGCGAGAAGTACGAGGCGCTCCTGGGGAAGGAGAAGTTCGAGCCGTACATCCAGGCGGTGGCCAACCACAGCGGGACAGCCGTCGACTGGAAGGGCGACCACTTCGGGTCAGCGATCCGCCTCGCCGACAACACCCACCTGTTCGCGGACAAGATGCCCGAGGTGCTGTTCGACAGCAAACCCGCGGTGGAGGCCCTGACCAAGATCCGTCTGGCCGGCGAGCTGGTCCCGCCGACCGAGGAGTACACCGACGACAAGGGGAAGAAGAAGAAGCGCCGGACGGGCGAGGAGAAAGCGAAGTTCAAGGCGCTCCTCGGCGGGGTGAAGGCGGCGCTCTCGAAGCAGATCGAGGCCCGCACCGATCTGCCACCGCCATCCAAGGCCGCGCTGCTCAAAGCGGCCCAGGAGCTCGGGGAGCTGACCCCGACGTTCCTGATCAGCCGCTTGGCCGGCCGCTCGCCCGAGTTCAAGTTCGAGGGCGGGGACATGAACGTGATCATCGAACAGAGCGACGCCAGGCAGACGATCGGCGAGGTGTTCGGGGCGGATGAGGAGGACCGGCAGTTCGCGAAGCTGCTCAAGGACTACGGCACGACCCCCGAGGCCGTGCTCGGAGGGAACCCCCCGCCCAAGGCGCACATCGGCGACGAGGGGAACGGCGTCAACCTCCGGTGGGAGGCGTCGAAGGGGTCGAAGGACCCCGCGGAGAAGATGCACGCGCAGGTGATGAAGGCCGCTCGCACGGAGATGGACGGGATCAAGGCCCTGCCCGAGGGGAAGGAACGCGACGCGGCGCTGGACAAGTTCTTCGGCGCTCTCGTGAGCAAGGCCCTGCGGGAGATGATGAGCTTGACCGGCGAGCTCGACGACTGGCTGGAGAAGGCGAACAAGGAGCAGACGGGTTCCGGGTTCATGGAATCGGCCGAGGACAAGTGGGCCCGCGAGAACCCGAAGGCCGCGGCCCTTGGTCAGCGCCCCCCGGCTCCTCCCCCTCCGGCTCCGGTCGCACCGCGTCCCGTGAAAGGGCCGTCCGGCTATCACCCGGTGCCAAACTCCAAGCACGGCGGCTGGCGGAAGCGGCACGGGGCAGGCTACATCTACTGGTACCCCGACGAGAAGGGAGATCCGGGAGCGAGAGAGAACACAGAGCCCCGTGGCTCCGATCGAGCGATACACCACCGGGCGATGGTGGAACACCACCGGGAGAAGGAGCGCGAGCATCGCCTCGAGCAGGGTACGGAGCGACCGGCCAAGCAACCCGGTCTGGTGTACCGAGAAGGCGCGGAGGGGGTGGGGATGATCGCCCAGGCGAAGCCCCGGAAGAAGACCGCGCACGAGCTCGCCGCGGACCTCCACGCGGGCGCTGCCAACCTCCACGACTGGGCGGTCGCGGCGATCGAGCACGCGGAGGGGAAGGACGTGCCCTCGGCGACCATCCGACACCTCAAGGGCGCGGGCAAGAACGTCGACCCCGAGGAAGCCGCCAAGCGGGCCAACGAGTGGGGCGACCAGGCGCACGCGGCGAGCGAGAAGGCGAACAACCCGACCCCGAAGAAGCGGCGAGTCATGTCGTGGCGGAGCAGGTTGAAGCACACCTCTCCGAAGCCGACCTCGCGTACCCCTCGGGCCTTGGAGCTCCGGCCGGACGGATCGATCGCGGAAGTGAGGCCCGGGAAGAAGCTCGGACCGCCGATTGTCACTCGTGAGGAAGCCATCAAGATCCTCGGAGGCGAGCAGACGAAGCCGACCTCGCGAACCCGAGCGGCCGATCGCCTGGATGAGATGAAGCGCGAGGTCGAGGCAGGCCGTCACAGCGATCGAGTCGCGGCCGAGATGAATCACCCGAAGATGGTGGAAACCATCATCCACGCGGCGAAGACCCACGGCCTGGAGAGCGACCCGGAGCACGAGGTCGGAGACCTTCAGGATGCGATTCGGATCGCATGGCCGAAGCTCCCACCCAAGGCCCGATCTGGCAACACGGTCGAGCAGATCTTCCGAGTGGCCGAGGCGCATGGCCGTCAAGAGGGCCGAGGTCCGGAACATGAGGTAGGAGATCTGCAAGCAGCTCTCCGAACGATCTGGGGAAGGCTGTCTCCTGACGCGGGTAAGGAGGTATCCGGCAAGCTGGAGCTATGGACCTACGCCGATCCGACGACTCCATCCAAGTCCTCTCCTCGATCCTACCCTCCTCCCAGGGCCATGACAGAACCACGGCGCACCTGGCAGAGCGGTCTAGCCACTGGCGGGGTGATCGCGGAGACCGAGAGGGCGCTGGCCGCAGGGGGCGCCGGGCCGACGAAGCCGCGTACCCCTCGGGCCTTGGAGCTCCGGCCGGACGGATCGATCGCGGAAGTGAGGCCCGGGAAGAAGCTCGGACCGCCGATTGTCACTCGTGAGGAAGCCATCAAGATCCTCGGAGGCGAGCAGACGAAGCCGACCTCGCGAACCCGAGCGGCCGATCGCCTGGCCGCGGAGGACGCCGATAACGCGGCGATGACGCTCGACGTCGCCAGGGGCGACGAAGCCACCGCCCGAGCAGAGTCAGCGAATGCAAAGCAGCGGCGGCATAGCCAGATGTTCGCGCCCGTCGAGGGCGACCGATGGGGAGGTCTCGTCCGCACGGGAGTTCCGAAGGGGCAGGAATACTACCAGTACGACAAGGAAGCGTTCGAGGGGAAGCCGCCGACGGAAGCGGAGTTCCGGAAGATGAAGGCGGCGATGGCACTCGAGAACGCGATCGAGAACGTGTCGATCGGTTTCGCCGAGAACGATCGACCGGCCCCGAAGACCCACCCGATCATCACCGAGGCCGAGAAGGACGCCCGTCCCCACGGTATCAACCGGCGCAACTACGATCGCTTCGCCTCCCAGGCGACGGCGTTCCTGCTTCACCTCTACGACCACGGGTACACCCGGGGCATGATCGACTTGCCCTACGAGGCAGCGATGAAGATCGTTCAGAGCGGGGTGAAGAAATCCGAGCGCATCCCCGGGGGTCTGGCCGCGGGTCGGAAGCCCGACCAGTTCGACCAACAGCAGCTCGCCGCGGGGATCAAGGTGGAGCGGGAGCACACCAGGGACCCGAGGGTGAGAGGCCGCTTTGAGGCTCCAGAAGATGACGCCATCGCGCGCGAGATCGCGATGGACCACCTCACCGAGGACCCCGACTACTACCGGAAGCTCCGGAGGATGGAGAAGTCCGGGGCGCGCGGTCCCGCGGGATACGAGCCGGTGCCGAGGAGCACTCACGGAGGCTATCGGAAGCGACACGGGGCCGGCTACGTCTACTGGTACCCCGGCAAGGGCGTGACGACGAACGAGCCACACGAGGCCGACCTGGCCGAGCATCATCGCGCAACGGGGGAGCTCCAGTGGAAAGGCGCGGCCGAGAAGCTACTGGCCGCTAACAAGGGAGCGGACCAGGAAGATCTCCACTACCGTGCTTACCTGCGAGCGATCGTCGCTGGACAGCCGTCCGCGCACCTCGCGGAGAAGTTCGAGGGCGCGCGAAGGGCGAGGAGCGATCTGATCGACGAGTGGGGGAAGATGGGCAAGTCGGCCATGACCGCCGTCGCCGCGCGCACCGAGCGAGTCCGCCCGAGCGAGTCCAAGCCTCTGGGCCAGGAGAAGCCGGGCCTGATCCATCGCATCGCGGCCAAGCTCGGGAAGCGACCGCCCGGCGCTGGCTGGGCCCCGGTCCCCGGCGGCACCAAGGGGGGCTACCGGAAGATGGCAGCCGGCGGCTACACCTACTGGTATCCTGGCATGAAGGCCGAGGGCGGAACCCAGGCCGAGGCCGAGATCCACACGAAGACCGAGGGGGCGAAGAAGCAGATCCAGCACCACCACGACCAGGCCAACAAGTGGCGCGAGACCTCGGCCCGGCGGTCCGAGGCGGGTCACTCGCGAGAGGCCGTCGAGGAGGCGCGGAAGCAGATGCACCACCACACAACCGAGGCCGAGAAGCTCCGGAAGGAGCATGGTCTCGAGAACTGGCGTCGCAGCGAGGAGGAGGATCCCACGATGGAGAAGGCCAAGGCCCCGCTGATCGTCCAGGACAAGGATGGAAAGGCGAAGATGCCCAAGTTGAAGCCCGAGCCCAAGCAGAAGGCCCCCGACCTGCCGGCGCGCAAGAGCGTCCGCATGGGGTCGGTCGACCTGGGACTCACGTCGGATGAGCGCGTCGCCAAGAGCCTGGAGGACGGGGAGGTCGAGCTCGGCGTCGGCGTCCGCCACTTCGATCACCGTCGGCTGCTCAATGCGACGATGATGAAGGGCACGATCTACCAGGGCGAGGCCGCGCTGCCCAACCAGGCCGACGACCGAGAGCAGTACATGCGAGAGCAGGCGCTCGCGCAGACGGTCGAGCACGACCCCGCGGGCAACCAGGGGCAGGGCGGGGATCCCTCGTGGTGGGGATTCCAGGCCGTACCCGAGCCCCCGACGACGGTGGTCGACGACACCGATCCCGAGGTGAGAGCGCGGTTCCGCCGACGCGACTACTAGCGAGGAGCACGTCATGGGCTGGCAGGACCGCTTTCGCGACAGCGTGAGCTCCACGCTGGGCAACGCGCTCGGATACGTCGGGGGACTCGCGCTGGACAGCCTGTCCAAGGCCGGGGAGTCGATCTCGAAGGACTCGACCAAGAACGACGGGCACCTCAACAACCCCCCGGACATGCCCGACGCCGCGGACCAGGGGGCCAAGGCCCTGCTCTACGATCCCTTCTCGGTGATCGACCAGTTGGGCTTCAAGGACCGGCCGTCGGGCATGAGCTACGCCATGCTCGAGGACATCCATCGCCGGGTGCCGGTGGTGGCGGCGATCGTCCAGACCCGAATCAACCAGGTGGCCAACTTCTGCGTCCCCGCGCCCAACGATCGCGAGCCAGGCTACCGCGTGATGCTCCGCGACGAGGAGAAGGCGCCGACGAAGAAGCAGATCGCGCGAGCAAAGTCGATCGAGGACTGGATGCGCTACTGCGGGTCAACCCGGGCCTATGGCAAGGACTCGTTCGAGACCTTCGGCCGCAAGCTCATCCGCGACAGCCTGGTGTTCGACCAGGCCACTTTCGAGATCGTCGACAACCGCAAGGGAGAGCCCTCCGACTTCTACGCCGTCGACGCCGCGACGATCCGCCTGGCGGACGTCCCCGGGGCTGCCGAGCCATCCGACGATCCCGAGCGCGTGCGCTACGTCCAGATCTACGACGACGTGGTGATCTCCGAGTTCGCGGCCCACGAGCTCTGCTTCGGCGTGAGGAACCCGCGCACGGGGATCCGGCTCAACGGCTACGGCATGAGCGAGATCGAGATGCTGATCCGCACCGTGACCGCGATCCTCTGGGCGTTCGAGTACAACGCCCGCTTCTTCTCCCAGGGGTCGGTGACCAAGGGTTTGATCAACATCAAGGGATCGATCCCCGACGGCAAGCTCGAGGCGTTCCGGCGCCAGTGGTATCAGCAGATCGCGGGCGTGGCCAACGCCTGGCGAACCCCAATAATCAACGCCGAGGATCTCCAGTACATCAACCTCCACGCGAGCAACCGGGACATGGAGTTCTCGGCGTTCCTGGACTGGCTGATCAAGATCACCAGCGCCGTCTACCAGATCGATCCCTCGGAGATCAACTTCCTGTTCGGCAACACCGGCCAGCAGACCCAGATGTTCCAAGCGCCCGCCGAGGGCAGGATCAAGAGCTCGAAGGACCGAGGTCTCCGTCCGCTTCTGCGCGCGTTCGGCGAGTGGATCAACCGCTACCTGATCTGGCGGATCGACGAGGACTACCAGGTGATGTTCTCGGGCCTGGATATGCGCTCGGGCGCGGAGGTGGCAGACCTTCAGAAGAAGCAGGTGACCTACCTGAAGACGGTCGACGAGATCCGCGCCGAGGATGACCTCGAGCCGCTCCCCGACGGCAAGGGCGAGTGCATCCTCGATCCGACCTGGCTCCAGTTCTCGCAGGCGAAGGACATGGCCGCGCAGCAGGCGCAACAGCCGGGGATGGAGGGTCAGCCGGGGATGGAAGGCCAGCCGCCGGAGGGGCAGCCGCCGGAGGGCGCCGAGGGACAGCCGCCCGAGGGACAGCCCGGACCGTGGGAGGACATGCTCTCGCAGTTCAAGGAATTTCCGGGCACCGAGGGCGAGGAGGAGCAACAGAAGTCCATGCGCCACTACCAGATCGAGGTCTGAGATGAGCACCTACAGGGTCAAGCACAGCCTGGCAATCCTCGCGAGCCTCGACGCGGACGAGAAGCTGATCGGGTTCGAGCGGTCGGAGAAGACGACGATCCAGACGATCCGGGCGGACACCGAGGTCGGCAAGAGCGACACGCGGGTGATCCCGAAGAACACGGTCGATGCCGTTCTCGAGCTCGGAGGCGTCACCACCGCGGCCGTGCTCTACATCGAGACCGACCAGGCGCTCACGCTCAAGCTCAACTCCGGCGTCCAGGTGTTCAAGCTCACGCCCACCACTGGCGCCAAGGCCAAGCTGTTCTGGGAGGGCGAGTTCACGAGCCTCAAGGTGAGCAACCCCTCGACGACCGTCGACGCGATTGTCACCTACCTCGTCGCCGGCGCCCCATGAAGCTGGTGATCGAGGCCGAGGAGGGGGAGCTCGAGGAGAAGCTGGAGGAGGCGATCTCCGCGCTCCGCTCGTGCGCCGACGGCCATGATCACCACCTCTGCAAGGCCGCTGGTACCAAGGTACCAAGTGACCAGGAGCCTCGACGGCTGGCGACCCCGGCGCTCCAGGAGTCGGTCGGGCGGTCGGAGGCGGTGGTCGAGAGGATCCGCCGGGTGATGGTTCGGAGGATCGAGGAGCTGCTCAAGAGGGCCGTCTGATGCTGCTCACCCCCCAGCAGATCGAGGAGCTCCGGGAGATCATCCGCGAGGCCACCACGGCGGTCGCGGTGTCTACCACGGGGATGGCTGCCACGCCCGAGCAGCTCGCGCGGCTGGTCGACCAGGGCTACATCCGCCAGGAGGACATCCGGGACATCACCCTCGACGCTTTCGAGCTCGGGCGCCTGCTCGAGAAGCTCCCGGGCGCGGACCAGATGGGCTACCGGGAGTTCAAGGACTACCTCCGGCACAACCCGGTTGAGATGAGCGACGCCGAGCGCCTGGCCTACGGGATCGCCCGGGACCGGGCTGGCCAGTTCTGCGTCGGCCTCGGGACCCGCGCGAGCGGCGAGGTGGGGAACGAGGTAGTTCAACTGGACGAGCAGCTCGCGAGCGCCTGGCGCAACGGGATCCAGGACGAGAGCGCGTGGAAGGCCGCGCGCCGGGACGCGGTGACCAACCTGACCACCCGGCTGCGCCAGATGAGCGAGGACTGGGCGCGCGACTGGGGGCGGATCGCGTCGACCGAGAGCCAGATGGCCTATCAGCAGGGGTTCCTCGAGGCGACCGTCCGGCGCCACGGGTCGGAGGAGCTCCTGGCGAAGATGCCCGAGCCCAACGCCTGCGACGACTGCAAGCGGCTGTACCTCGACGCCGACGGCCGTCCCGAGGCTCACCCCGCGAGCTGGTGGGCCGAGAACGGGGTCAACAACGTCGGTCGCAAGCGCGCCGACTGGCTGCCGGTCCTCGGGGCGATGCACCCCTGGTGCCAGTGCCAGCTTGTCCGCGTGCCCCGGGGGATGGTGTTCGACGCCGACGGCGACCTCGTGCCGGAGTCGATGGCGGAAAAGAGCCTGCGGAAGGGGAGGTTGGTCCGGCAGCAACAGACGTACACCTGCGGGCCCGCTGCCCTGCGAGCGGTCCTGAAGATCTTGGGACAGGGTGACGAGCCCGAGCGTCGCTTGGCCGAGGAGCTCCAGACGACCGCCGCCGACGGGACAAGCCCGGGAGCCCTGGTGACCGCCGGTCAGCGTCGGGGGCTGGCCGTCGTGTCCCAGGAGTTCACCTCCGCGGCCGACCTGCGAGGGATGGTGGACCGAGGGCCGGTGATCGTGGCGTTCCAAGCGTGGCCCGACGACTCGCACACGGACCTCGGACGGTCATGGGAGGAGGGGCACTGGGCGGTGGTGACTCGGGTCGAGGGCGATCGTGTCCACTTCGAGGACCCCGCGACCACCCAGCCCTCGTCACTGGACCTGGCAGAGTTCGAGCGAAGATGGCACGACCTCGACGGTAGCCGCACCTACCAGCACCTCGCGATCGGGTTCCAGGCGCAGCAGGTATCCAAGGGCAAGGCCGCGACCCCGGGGGAGATCCACCATTGGACCACCGGCCCCCATCAGAAGCAGGCGGACGGCGACTGGGAGCCGCTGGACGATGGGAGGCGGCACCAGGCTCGGGTCGAGGAGTTGAAGGGGACCGTGCGCCTCGGCGGGGAGTACCAGATCGAGGGCGGGCATGGGTTGGTGATGGGCGATCCGAGCGAGCCGGGGAAGGTCCGGTTGCAGAAGTTCGACGCCCGCGGCTTCTGGGGCCATCAGACCTACGACAACCTCGACGCCCTGATCGAGGACGTGGCGCTACGCCACCCGTCGCTGAAACCGTCTCCGGGCGCCCTGGACCGCCTGTCCGTGACACCCGAGTGGGCCGAGGGGACCGCGAGCGCCCAGGTGATCCAGGCGGTCAACACCCTGGGCTACCACCGCCATGAGGAGGCGACGGAGAAGGTCAACCGCTACTGGACAGCCCACGGCGCGATCAAGACCGCAGCCGCGCTCGAGGGGGCGAACCTGACGGAGGGGAAGCTCCCGCCGGCGTTCGATGCCCAGCCCAAGCAGCTTGGCCTGTTCGAGCGCGCGACCACGCGCGTGATCGAGAAGGAACAGGAGCCGGTCACGCGGACGCATCCTCCGGTCAAGATCCCGGAGAAGGTCAAGAGCGCCCTCGATCGCGGTGGCTGGCTGGTGATCAACAGCAGCGGCGGCAAGGACTCGCAGGCGATGACCTACGCGCTCGCGACCCATCCCGAGCTCCAGCGCCACCGGGACCGGATCGTGGTCCTGCACGCGGACCTCGGCCGGGGCGAGTGGCCGGGCAGCGCCCAGCACGCGGAGAAGATCGCTCGCGAGACCGGGCTGCGCTTCGAGACCGCGCGCCGCGACGTTCGCATGAACCCCGAGACCTCCAAGCGCGAGCCCTGGGAAGGGGACATGCTCACGCACTTCGAGGACCGCGCCGCCTGGCCCTCGACGATGGGGCGCTTCTGCACCTCGGACATGAAGACGGGCCCGCTCTGGAAGTGGATGCGCCAGAACCTTGGGGACAAGGGCGTGCCCGTGGTCTCTGCGCTGGGGATCCGGAAGGAGGAGGGGGAGCACGACAAGTCCAGCGGCAAGAGCCGATGGTTCTCGGAGGAGCTCGGGCAGTCCGACCAGATGGGGCGCGAGGGTGGCAAGGACCGGGAGGCGTGGGAGTGGAACCCGCTCCTCGACTGGAAGGTCGAGGACGTGTGGGCGGCGATCAAGACCAGCGGCGTCGATCGTCACTACGCCTACGACCTCGGCATGAGCCGCCTCTCCTGCGTGTTCTGCGTGCTCGCCAGCAAGCCCGATCTGCTCGCGGCTGCCAAGGCCAACCCCGAGCGCCTCGAACAGTGGTTGTCGACCGAGGCTCGGATGCGCCAGGAGCACGAGCGCCGGCGCGACCAGCTCGGCGGGGCCATCGTCCAGGCGCAGACCCGGGGTACGCTCAAGGACACGCCCAAGGGGCTGGTGCTGATCGGCGAGGGCAAGAACAAGGCGCTCCTGCGCGCGGGCGGCAAGCGCGCGGGCGACGACCTGGTGGTGCCCAAGAGGTACCTCCGGCCGTTCCTCGAGTTCCGCGAGGGATGGACGCTCGAGAACCTCAAGCGCGAGGCCCTGGCCAAGGGCTTCACCGATCTCGAACAGTGGGTGATGGACCACGATCGAGACCTGCGACGGTACGCGCGCATGGCAGGCAGGGTCGAGGAGCTCCGGGCGCGGGCGGTTGCCGAGGGCGATCCCGATCGGCGCGGGGCCTTCTGGACCGAGCGACTGCGCCTGACCGAAGACTTGGCCCGGCTGGGCAAGGCGCTTGTCGGTGCCCACCCGTTTCCTGCACGGCGCGGGATAGCCGAGGCGATGGCGAAAAGCCGGAAGCTCCACTACCGGACGGTGTTCGCGGGTCTGCCGGTGTCCGTCGAGAACCGCCGGGGGAGCGTGCGACACTGGTACGACCGCGCGACCGACACCGAGGGCACGACCAAGCTCAAGCACCCCTACGGCTACATCCGCATGACCGAGGGGGCCGACGGAGATCACCTCGACGTGTTCCTCGGTCCGGATGAGCAGGCGAAGCTGGTCTACATCGTTCACCAACGGCGCCCGCCGGAGTTCCGCGAGTTCGACGAGGACAAGGTGATGCTGGGCTGGCCAGACCTGGCCGCGGCCAAGCGCGCCTACCTCGCGCACTACGACGATCCACGGTTCTGGGGATCGGCCACCACGATCCCGATCGAGAAGTTCCGGGAGAACTGCCTCGCGGGGAAGTACCGCCGGGGGGAGATGATCAAGGCCCAGCAACTCTACCTCGGGCCGCGAGGCGGACGGTGGGCGGATCCTCTGCACACTCAGTCCTACCAGGAAGGCCAACCCCGGCCCCAACTGCATGAGCGGTTCGGACCCTCCGGAGCTCCATCGCCGGGCGAGCGCGGCTACCGCGATCCGCCGACCCGTCCGCCGGGCGCGTGGGATGGTGAGGAGCCCGACGCGCTGGCGATGGACATGATCACCGCCGCGCGCAAGGTCTGGGAGGACGTCGACTACGGGATGATCGCCAAGCTCGGGGACTCGCCCGGGGGCGAGGACTGGCAGGGCTTCACCTACTCCGATCTCCCGGACCTGCTCCACGTTCCCTACAAGGATGGCCAGGGCGAGCCCTACACCGACGAGCAGCGCCTCGACATCGCCGAGCGGCTGGTAGACATTGCCGGCGAGACCTACGCCCACGCGGCCCAGGGGGAGGTAGGAATCGAACTGCCACCCCAGAAGCAACGCCGTGGCGAGCTCGCGGACTGGAACCCCGAGAGGTTCCGCGAGGGCATGGCGATCCCGACATGGGTCGCCGCGGCGATCCTGGCCGACAGCATGGACCGCGAGCACAGGGACCTCCGTCTGGTGAACGTCGCCAAGGACGAGGCCGCGAAGTTCATCGCCGAGCACCACACGTCGCTGCCCTACCTCAACCCCCGCGGTCTCATGTACGCGATCGGGGTCAAGCGCGGAGGGCGCCTGGTCGCGGTCGCCACCGCCGGGCACCCGACGGGCCGAGCTCTGCGCGGTCTCGACCCGCGCAACATCGTCGAGCTCACGCGCGTGGCGTCGGATGGCACCACCCGCAATGCCGCTTCGATGCTGACCGCGAGACTTCTCGACCTCCTCGAGCACAGCCGACGCGGAGACCCCGGCAAGCCTGCGCTGTTCATCACCTACCAGCTCGCGGGGGAGAAGGGCGACACCTACCGGGCGCTCAAGGACAAGGGTCTGCGGCCGGTCGAGTACCTCCGAGGTGACCGGCCCCACGGGGCACGCGCGGGCTCGGGCCCCGAGTCGCTCGCCGTCGTCGACAAGATCCGCTGGGAGGCCGGGCCCGCTGCTGCCCCCGCCGACTGGTCCCTGCTCGAGGAGTCGGCGCAGTTGCCGCTGGTGAAGGCCGAGCAGGGCAGCTTCCGGGGGTTCGGAGCGCCGGGCGGCGGGTGGATGCCGATCCAGCACCCCCGAGGTGGCAAGCGCGGCTACTACAAGGTCGAGGGCGGCAAGCGCGTCTACCACTACCCCGACTTCCCCAGCGGGCGCCAGGTGGGTCAGGCGGGTGAGCAAGTGGCGTCGACGGTCGAGGTGTTCGTCAACGTGTCCGCGGGCGCCGAGCACAAGAGGCTGGTCCGGCAAGACCTCGGCGACTTCGAGTGGCTTCGCAGCCGCCTGGGCAAGCTCGAACAGCGGGGCGTGGGCGTGCAGGTGACGGCACAGGACGTCCTCCACATCCGAAAGACACCGGGGTCGCTCGAGAACTGGCAAAACACGTTTGTCACGGCCGCTCGCGACCGGGGACTCCGGATGATGGTCGACAGCGGAGAGGCCGGACGGAAGCGCGCCGACGGTCCGCCGATCGACTTCGACCAGGTGGTCGGCGCCTACGAGTTGATGGCCGACCGGATGCCGCCCGGGACGCTCCAGGTGGTCGCTCCCGACGTGATCGGCGATCCGGAGACCACGGCTGCGCTCCGGGAGCGGTACGCGGATCGACTCCGAGCTTTGATCGGTCGAGGCGTGGACGTGATCGTCCCGATCCAGGCTCGCGACAGCCGGACGATCGTGCAGGACTACCTGCGCGTGCGCCGCCTGTTCGGCGACCAGGGGGTGATCATCGCGTTCCCGACGGCGATCAACACCCTGCCCATGCGCGCGATCCTGCCGGCGATGATCTCGATCTATCGCCAGGGGTGGGAGCCCAAGGTCCATTTCCTGGGTCTCGGAGACCCGAAGGCGACCGCCGACCGGACGGC